TTTCAGCCTTCAGCATTGCATCTTTATTCACTATATAAGGGTCTTTATTAGAAGTGTCCATGAAGTAGTCTAAAATGTGTATTAAAAGAGCAAATCGAGGTATATAAGACTTTTGTTTTGGTAGCATTGATTTCATGTACTCATTTTCATCGTCTGAATTTTGCACATTTGTAATGTCATTAAATATCCTTTGCCATTCATTTCGAGCTTCAGGGGATAATTTCGCATTCTTAACCACAATTTCAAAGTCATTATCGTATTCAGTAAAATTGAATTTAACATGCTCATAAATGCTAATTATAAACGTTTCATACCAAAGCAAAGTAGCCTCTTGCATCTCGTTGGTATTGTAGATTTCAATATCTAATTCGGGCATACTTACCAACATCCTATCTACAAACCCATTCTCTTTGTTTTCAGCGGTATATGATTGCTCTAATATGCCGGGCTGAATACCGCCTAATACCGGAATGAAAGGTTTTTCCACAAAAGAAGATTTTGCAGTTTTTCGATTCATACTTACACTTTTACCACTCCAACTACTCAACCAAAACTCCAAATCGGAACCAGCTCGATACTTATTCATGTCTTTAAACCAGCCAGCCAATTCATCCTTAAACACTCCGACTGCATTCTTTGATTCTTGATGCAAATCTACAAGCGCTTCCAAAGTAATATCATTTGCAATAAATTGATTTTTAACTGGCTTCTTTGTTTCTTCTTTTTGTTTCTGTTCTTCAGCGCTCAACTTCGTGTATTCTTCGTATTTATCATATTGCTTTATATACTCTTTGATTCTCTTTGAATTTATTTTTTGCAATGGATAAATGATATTATTTATAGAAGGTGTTTTACCTAACCCCGCCTTACCTACGATTGCAATCCAAACATTGCAAACTTCATACCATCCTTTTTTAACCTCGATTTGAATTGAATTCCCAACGATTACAGAAAGTAGCCATAGCATTGAGCAACCCATGTAATCAATCGAGCTGTCTAAAGTCTTATTACATTCAATCATGTACTCTTGAATGTCCATAGGGAATATATCAATAGGGAAAGTTAAGTCATCAGTATTAATTTTGATTGCTTCTTTAGGCTCAATTTGTTTTTTCTTTATTGCTATTCTGCTCCCATAACCTTTGTTGTAAAGTTCCTTACTAGCTTCTTTATAATTACCATTGTGGTGTTTGATTGCATAGGCACTGAAAGGACTTATCAGTTTTTCATTTGGGTAAATCGTTCCTGTACTAAATAAATACATACAATTTGAGTTTCTGTAAACATATCCACTTTGAACACTGGATGCGCCATGTCTTAAGATTATGTAATGGTTTGTAAGTTTCTTTACTATCTTAAAGTCTTCTCCTATAACATCAAATATATCAGTCTTATCGTTGTAATCCTTCCAAGGTGTTATTTCGTTTTCTGCATACTCTTTTACTTCTTTCTTTTCTGGCTGTATCGTTTCGGATTCATCAATATAGTTGTACGTTTTGCAAATGTCCCAAAGTATTTGTCGGTCTCTTTCGGTTATTTCTTTGATTTCTAAATAGTCTAATTTGCTTATTTGATTTTCATAAACAACTACATAACCGCCAATGCCTCGGGATTCAATAACGCATTCTTTATGTCCTTTTAATTTAGCAATCTTTGAATTGCCTACAATACTTTTGCACTTATAAATTATGTGATAACCTTGGTTCTTTGTTTTGTAGATAACAAATTTCAAATCAAAGTCATCAATGTTTGATTTCAAGTACTCATGTAATTCATCCCAAAAATGATTCTGCTCGGGCAAAGTAGGGAAAACTTTTAAATCCACATCAATAACCTCAATGTTATTAAAGCCTGTTATCAAAGCAATGTTTGAAGTCGCTTTCATTTGCTCACCACTTTTCAGCATGATACCGCCTTGATAATTATAACGCTTTGCAAATTCCTCTTTGCTTATTTGCGTTGTTTGGTTTGGCTTCCAACTAAAATTGGCTTGCTTGTTTTCGCTTAATGTAGCTAGTGAAAGTCCACTATCTAAAAGTCTTAAGCATCTGTCTAATGTAATCATAATTTAAAAAAAATACCCTCAAATTAGAATTGAAACTAGTCCTTTCAATAAAAAAATGAGGGTAAAAAAAGTTGATAATATAGGGACTAGCTATATATTGAATTACAAATTTACTATATTATTTTTTGACTAAAATGGTAAATCGTCTGAACCAGCCTGTAATGTTCTCATATCTTCAACTTTACCACCTTGATATTTAACATCTGCAGTCGGAATGGGTTGCTCTTTAGTTCCTAATGAAATTTTGCCATCAGTCCAAAATACCTTGCCATTCCCAAAATAATACTTATTTACTTTTGCATCTCGTTGCTCTTTCGTTTGCTCTGCAAAGAATGAAACGTTTTGACCATATTGGTTCGATTGATCCGAAATGCTGGCTGTAAATTTAAAGCCATTTTCATTTTTACTTTCGCAAACCTTTACGATTTCTTTTAATTTGTCTAGGGTAATATACCCGCTAATCATTGTACTCATGTTTATATTTGTTTTAATTGTTTATTAATTTCGTTAAATTCTCTTATTTTTTGTTGAATAAGAAAATCAACGCAAAGAGTGGATTTAACGGAAGCGCAAAAACAAATTGTATTAGATAATTATAAGACCTTAACTTTGGCAAAATTAGCTGAATTGGTCGGAGTTACAATTCATGTGCTTAGAAGTCGCATGAATGAAATGAAATTGTACAAACTTTACGATGTACATAGTAGTAATTATGATTACGATTTGGATAATGGCAAAGGCTTCTTTGATTTGGAAAAATATAAAAGCGTTATGTTATGAATGATAAATACTTAAAAAGCAATACGGATGTAACTCTAATATTGACGTATGCAACGCAAATAAGTCGTTTGTGTGAAAATGTGATACTTGACTTGCAGTTAACTAAAGACCATAAAACAAGTTTTAAAAGTTCAATCAAAGCGGCAAAATTAATTCACTCATTAATAACTTGCGTTACTGATTATAACATGAGAAAAGAAATCCACGAAAGGACTACAAACAATTACGAAACTGGTGCATTTGATAATATCATGTTTAATATAGGGCAAATGTCAGACAATCAACGTAATATTGCAGATGAAGTTTTAATGTCTTCAACACAATCACTTAACACTATGTCGGGCGTTCCAATAACGTAATCGTTTTGTAATTTAGTGTTATATCGTGAACGAAATCCACCTTCTAAAACTTGGGTAACCAAATCCATCGAATCCTGTTCACACTCATTCCCTTTATCCATGTATTGATTCTTAATTGATTCAGCAAATCCAAATGTATCGAATAACCATTTATCTTGAACGAATGTCTTTGCTGTTTCTGATAAGTTCCCAGCATCTTTGTCGGATTTCAATTTAGGCTCAGTCATTAAGGCACCAGTTCCGCTGCATCTGAATAGTATTTTATTTTCCATTTCGTAAATTTTCGCTTTTATTGTTATATAAAACTTCTAAATTGTATTTGGTAACCAAAGAGCCTACTTGTCTTAATTCTTCAGTAGTACTTGCATTCTCGATATGCTTAATTACTCTTTCTTTTTCTTTGGTATTATGAGTATCTTCAGCACTTAAAAGCTCCGTATCGCCAGTAAATTGCACAATATCTTTTCTATTCAAATTAGCTCCGAATAAATCGCCAAAGTGGTCGCAAGCATCTTTAATAGCAATTGATTTCGCAATTGGTAAAGCCATCATTACTGAACCTTTATTTACATTGCTCATGTCTAGGTTTAAATTACCAGTTCCCGACTTTGTTTGTAACTCTTGCGCTCCAACGCCATCGTGAAACATCATCTCGTTTGTGGCTGGGTTAAGATAATGAACTCTAACTGTTACCTCAATTGCATTGAATAATTGTGCCGTTTTAATTACCTCAATTTGATATTTTTTAAAGCATCTACGCAAAAGATATTCTACTTTATCAATCGGTAGGTAGTTGTAACCTTTAATAAATGGGTGTTGTTTTACCCACTTTGCTGGCGGTGGTGTTGACAAAA